AGAAGGCTGAGAAGATGTATGAATTGTACTGTGCTGAAGCATCAGTGCGAGGTCACAACAAGTACGCAGTGTACTCAGCATTCACTAACTACAGTTCATGGGCTGATGAGCGCAACGGTTTCAGCTTACGTAACACAGGCTATGACACGAGGAATATCAGTATGTTCAATCGTGAAGTAGAAGTATCTAAGTGGATAGATAGTCCACAGTTTAACCAACTAGCCGCATAAGGAGGGCAACATATGGAGTTAGATCTTAATCACGAGCCTAGTTTAAATCACTGGGCTATAAGACTGGCTGACGATGACATAGCTACAGGCTACCATACAAATTGGGATCATGCCTATGAGTGTGCATGGCACTCTTTAGATGCAGAATATAATTACAGTTACATATAGGAGGAAAACATATGTATATAAATATNGGAACNGTAACAGTCAGATCTTTTGAAACGACTAGATGGAACTCAGAAACAAAGGAGCGTGAAGACATCAAGCCTGATGAGCGTGAGTATGAGATTGTCTCAATAGACAAGTATGTTCATGGCATATGGGAGTTCGCTAAACTGGTAGAGTACTGGCATCAACGTATGCCTTATACTGCACTTGACTTTCAATTTAGTTCAGAGATGGAGTGGTAACATGGGTACTAAAGAGTTGAATAGAATATGGGAAGTCCTGCACACCTATCGTGAGGACTGCATACCAGAGGGTAGCATGTGTTATGATGAGGAGTGGGATGATATATGCTACACGATGGCGAGACTAAAGGAGATGCTTGAATGAAATGTTGGCATTGTAATACTGAATTAATATGGGGTGGAGATCACGACATAGACGAGGAAGATGACACATGGTCTATGGTTACTAACCTGTCTTGCCCTACGTGCAAATGTCATGTAGATGTATACTTACCAAAAGAGGAGATGTTTAATGACTGATGAAGAGAAGCTACATGAGTGGCTGAGAACCTGTCCATTTGATTGGCTGATGGTTGGAGTAGTTGAAGGATTGAGAACTGTAAACTTTGAGATAGAAGAGGAGGAAGACGATGGCTAAATGGGCGGCAGAGGAGTGGAAATCACCCAAGGAAGATACAAAGCGTATACTTGTACGTATCAGGCGTGTGTCTGACATCATTCATTTAGATGCAGTGTGCAAGTCACGGCCTACTGTGCGAGATAAAGCAGAGGAGTTGTTGACGTTAGTAGATTTATTGGAGAGTAAACTAGATGAATACAAATGGTAGAAATAAAATTGTAAGCATAGATGATCTGATAAAACTGTACTACAATTCCAATGACTATGACATGCTTAGAGATACAACTAAGAGTGACTACAAGTATTTCCTTGGAGTTGTGTCTGATTCGATAGGCAAGGATAAGTTCAAAGGCTTTACATCTAGGAAAGCTAAGTGGGCATATGAGGATTGGGTCAGGCGTGGTGTCAGCTTCGCTAATCATGTAGCTACCTGTGCATCTAGAGTATTTAACTATGCCATAGAGATGGAGTATGCCATGCAGAACCCCTTTACCAGTATCAAGCGTAAGCCTGAGATCAAACGTAAGGTAGTCTGGAAGCACGAGGATGTACTCAAGTTTCTTGACGTGGCATACTCAGACTTTACGACACGTAACATTGGGTTAATTATACAGATGACATACGAATGGTGTCAGAGAATAGGAGACATGCGTACTCTACGTTGGTCTAACCTAGACTTTGAGAATAAACTACTGACACTGGAGCAGAGTAAGCGTAGAGCAGAGGTATTTCTACCCATATCAGATGACCTGATGGCAATGTTACAGGATCAGCATGAAGACTTTGGCTTTCAAGAGTACGTAGCTCCTCANATACTGCCTGTACATGGCGTGTATTATCCTTATGCGATGCAAAGGTTCTCGAAGAATGGAAGGGCTGTCATGCGTAAAGCAGGGCTGTCTGAGAGCCTACGATTAATGGACTTACGAAGGACAGGAGTAGTACAAATGGTAGATAAGGGTGTACCTTTGCCTAATATTATGTCAGTGACAGGACATGCTAATGTTGCATCTGTGAAACCCTATTTAAAAAATACGTACACTTCTGCAAATGAAGCCTTGACACGTAGAAACGTTAGTGTACAATCGAACACAGTGAGTAACATTGAAAGTGATACATAATGAATATTAATAAAATACTAAATGATATAACACTTATAAATGGTGATACTAAAAGAATGGATTGTCCTGAGTGTAATGGTAAGAAGACATTTACTATCACTAACAATATGGGATCTATTGTATGGAACTGTTACAAAGCAGGGTGTACTGTATCAGGAGGTAGACGTATACACTTATCGAGTGATGACATTCGTAAGTCTCTGGGTAAGACAGTGACTGAGACAGAGAACATACCTATGTTTGAAAAACCAGAGTGGATTGTAAGAGATCCAGATAAGATTGCACCCTACTGTGACGAGTGGGGATTGAATGCAGAAGAACTTGGCCTGTTGTATGACGTGAAGGAACACAGAGTTGTCTTTCCAGTGATGCATAATGGTCACACTGTTGATGCTACAGGCCGTAGTTTGGGTAAGAAATTGCCTAAATGGAAACGTTATGGAAAGAATGCCTTGCCATATGTTCATGGCTGTGGTAGTGTCGCAGTAGTTGTTGAAGACTGTGTGAGTGCCGCTGTTATTGGTAGTCATGTATATGTAGGGGTTGCAGTGTTGGGTACATCTCTATCGGAATCGCACAAGAGGTATCTCTCACAGTTTTCAACGGCAGTAATAGCTCTAGACCCAGATGCCCTACCTAAGACACTGCAATTTGCAAAGGAGCTAAGAGGATACGTAGATAGTGTGCGTGTTCTGAGACTAAACGATGACTTGAAATATAGAAACCCTGATGACCTACATAACTTAACACGCATAGGAGAACGAGAATGGAACTGAGTTTAATAAGAAGCCTGATGGACAAAGACTTTTACGATGAACATCGTGGAGCTAGGTGTCCTAACAGACTATTCAGCAAAGATGTACGCAAGATTAAAGAGGCAGTCGATGCGGCAATGGACAGGTATGAACGTACAGTTACACCTGCTGAGATAGAATCACTATTCATGTCGAACAATCCGACAATGACTACAGCACAGAAGCAGGCATACAGCACCCTGTTTACACAGATAAATAGTAAGCCACCACTAGGTAATGACATAGCACAAGAGGTATTATCCAAGCTATTCCAACAGGTAGTCGGTGAGGACATAGCTAACTTAGGCTTTGACTATGTGAATGGTGACAAGACAAGCCTTGAACCTTTACGTAATCTACTGGAACAGTATGCCGATGACTTCACGCCTGACTTGACGATACAGTGGGATGACATTGACGTTGAGACTTTACTATCAAAGAATGATCTCGAAGCACGTTGGACATTTAATATACCTACACTGACACGTAAGTTAGAGGGTGTAAACGATGGGCATCTAATTGAGATAGGTGCTAGACCTAACACAGGTAAGACATCTTTTCATGCGTCACTGGTGGCAGCACCTAATGGGTTCGCACATCAGGGTGCTAAGTGTATCATCCTCTGTAATGAAGAAGGTTCTCACCGTGTCGGTGCAAGATACCTGACTGCGGCTACAGGCATGACCATGCAGGAAATTAAACAAGACCCTGCCAAGGCTAGAGATAGATACGCATCTGTCAAACAGAACATTAAAATATATGACGCAAGCAATCGTGACATGGCATGGGTTGAGAGCGTCTGTAAATCCTACAAGCCTGACATCGTTATCTTAGATATGGGTGACAAGTTTGCTAGAACAGGGAGCTTTGCCAGAACGGATGAAGCACTCAAGGCTAATGCCATACACGCTAGGCAGATAGCTAAACAACATAGCTGTGCTATATTCTATATGTCACAGTTGTCTGCTGATGCAGAGAATAAGGTGGTACTCAATCAGGCCATGATGGAAGGCTCACGTACAGGTAAGGCGGCTGAAGCTGACCTGATGATACTGATAGCTAAGAACCCACCAGTAGAAGGGCAAGAGGAAGAGGATACTATGCGTCACCTGAACCTAGTTAAGAATAAACTGTCAGGTTGGCATGGTATTATCCATTGCGAATTAGAATACAAAACAGCGAGGTATGTAGCATGACAATGTTAAAAACGAGAGTACACTATATTAATAAAAAGGTTTTAGATTTATACAACAAACCTAAAGAAGGAGATGTGTACGTAATAGCAAATAAAGCATGGGATGGATGGGTCAAGATAGGTATGGCTGTTGACGCAGAGGATAGACTAAATAGTTATCAGACATCAAGCCCACATAGAGACTATGTATTGATACATAAAGAGTTTTTCCATGACAGGCGTAGAGCAGAGGCACA